GGTACTAAATGTTCCGACAGTACCTAGATCAATGTCGCCGCCAACAGTAAGCTTGTCAGTCGTTTTGTTATAGGAAAGGCCGGCGTCACCGCCAAGTGCGCCACCATCGTTAAATTGGACTTGGGTGTCAGCACCGCCAGGAGTGGCAGCGCCGCCGCCTGCTCCTACTTCGTCGAGACCGACTCCTAGTAGTGGATTGTACTTATACGCCATGATCAGATAGTCCAGTAAACAGTATCAACATCGGTACTAGCACCGACATAAGTAATATTCAACACGCCAACCACAACACCACCAGAACCGCCCTGTTTGTAGGTAATCGTAACTACCCGGCTGCTACCGTCATAGTCAAGGTCAGCAAAATCTGCAGTTGCTGGGGCCGAAAAACCACCAATTCGTGGAAGGCTCATCTCTCGCCTAGCTCCTTACTTGAACATCATAACTGACTAGCCTTATCAAAGCATGAAAAAGCGCCCGACTTATGTCAGACGCATAAAACTATCAAGCGTACTTCAGCGCACCAAAAGCATTGACGCTGTAGGTATGAGTTGAAGTTGAAACTGTTGAAACAGCTTTGATAAAGCGCTTGGCGCTACCCTTTGGGAAAACAAGCGTCTGCTTGCTTGCGCTTGTGCTCACTTGAGTGAAAGAAGTGTCAGGGACATCAGAGTAAGTCCCACCGGAAGTGTCAGCTGACTGAATCTTGACATCTAAAGTTGATGTTCCGCCATTCTCGACATCGAGAATCACGCAAATGTCGCCTTCGTAATCATTCAAGTCAACAGCAGTGCCGTCAAGAGCAGAAGTACGTGAAGCAGTAGGTGCTAGCGCAAAATGCGAAAGCTTTTCAAGCCCTACAGAAAGAATTGTCATCAGTCTTCTCCAAAAGAAGTTTTAGAACGTCCTCGCTTTGAACGAGGCACAGTTTTGCAAGAATCGGTAGCTTCAGAAACCGAATTTGTTGTCTTCTCAACAGCAACTTTTGCTTTGCCGCTATTGAAAAGAATATTCGCTATCTGCTGATCAACTTCAATAAAGGAGCCTGCTTTTACAGACTCCCCGTTGATCATCACTCCGCGTGTGATCTCAACTTTCATGTTGTTCAGCTAGCGAAGCAGAAACATGCAGGCTGCTTGACAGCAAAGTCAATATCCTGAAGAGCAATGACGCGAACAGTACCAGCAGTTGCGCCAGCGTAAGGATCAACAGTCAGATCCAAGCCTGACCACATGCCCATCACGAACTGTGAGAAATCGCCAAACAGTGCATCGTTGTTGAGCAACTGGTTGGAAACGATCACAGGGTAACCGTTGATTTCATCGTTTTCGTAAACGAACTGAGCAGTGTTTGAAGCCTTTTCAGTTGACTTCAGAGCACCGCGAGCGGAAGCGTTGATGATGTAGCGCATTGTGCCAATGTCACCGTTAGCCGCAGCAACGTCGGTCTCCATTGCAATGTACTCATCAAAACTTCCAAAGTTGGTCAAAGTCTCAGATCCAATACCGCTGACGTTAGTCAGACCCTGAGGCTGGTTGGAAGAACCGGTGCCGTAAACAGCAGCGCGATCAATCTCAAGGGCAATGACGCGAGCAAGATCGTTACGAATCATGCCTTCAACGTCGATGCTGCTTTGAAGCAGAAGACGCCTTGAGTAGTCAACGAAAGCACCCACTGTCTTGGGTGTCATGTTGACTTGATCAATTGCCTGCTGGGACTCGGTAGGAGAAGCGTTTTCGCCAACCCAGTAAGCAGTGCTCGCGCTTGTCTGGCGAGGAATTGAGACATTGCCTTGGAGGCCGGTCAGCATCGTTGCGCCAGCTTGAGCAATTGACAAGCGGTTACGAAGCAGGTCGATGAAGCTTCCTGAGAGAAGCACGTCGTCAACCAAGTCACCACCAGCTGTAGGAGTGCCTACAACCAAATCGCGACGAAGGACTTCATTAGGGATGACAATGCCGTTTGAAGAACGCTCGTACTTCTTAGCAGCAGCCTCACCAACTTCAATTTCAAATGCTGCATCGCGACGAGCCTGAGCATCACCCTGGTTAGAGAGATAGTTCAGAGCTTTGACGAAGCTGAAGCTACGGGTCTCCTTATCAGAGAGGCCGATGTCGTTACCAGTGACGCTGATGCTGTGTTCCACGGTTTGAGTGCCGATTTTTTCGAGAAATGCAGCACGGGCCTCATCAACAGACTTGCCGCCGTTGATCAAGTCGCGTGCCATGTCAGGGAGCTTGTGACGCTCACCGATTTGAGTGATAGAGGTAGCACGGTCACGTTCGGCCTCTACGGCCTCGGACCGGATCACCTCCAGATCTGGAGTGTTTTCCATGATGACCTCAGTCATTGTGTTTTCAGGTGATGCGGGTGAAGCCGCAGTCTCAGAGCCGAGTTCCTCTAAGGAACGTTCAACTCCATTGTCTAGGTCAGAATCGTCCGTCTCAAGAGAGCGTCCAACTCCGACTGTCGGATCAGCAGGAATGCTGACCAGACTTACTTCATAGGGACGCCAATTCGTCGCTACAAAATCACTTTCACGCTCTTCCATTTTATCAATGGAGTAGCCGAAAGAAACGCCGCGAAGGATTCCATCACGAACGTCTTGGAGCACTTCTTGCGCAAATTTATTACGCGAGAAGCGCACCTTGGCATAACCCCGCTTCTTTTCTCCATCAATCCAAGCACGCTCGACAACGCCGATCATGCGGTCTGGATCGTGGTTATAAAGAAGCGGTGCGCCGTCATTGAGCCGCTCAAGGTTGGCGGACTCGCTGCCATGGCTCAGGATTTCGTTTCCAAAATAACGAGCCACGGGATATTCAGAGCTGAATGGAAACTCCATGCTCTTTTCATCAACCATGCGGAAGCTGGTAGCTTCGACACGCTGAAAGGTCTTACCTTCCAGATCACGGGACAATTTCTGATGTTCTTCATCAAAGGCCGCATAATGCACCTCCTCTTGTCCCTCCATCTCGCGTAATGCTTCGATCTTGTTCAGTGTACTGAACTTATGCCCTGCATAAACATCGGTCTCTTGCCATCCTTCGTCTCCTTCGCGATAAATCCTAATTAATGCGGCAGGATCATCCTCTTCTCCATTAATAGTAACTTCTGCGCCAGGCACCTCTAGCTGGCCATCACGAACAATTCTTGTAATGCGTCCCTGAGCATTGCCACCAGAAGAACTCCAGCGCACAAAATCTCCAACGTCTAAAGCGTCAGGCTCGGCGCGAACCTCTTCTTGGGTGATTGAACGATCCATGGATTTAACAATGCGGTCTGACCATGTTTTACCAGAATCGCCGCCCCAAGCAGCCCAAGCGACTCTTCCTGGCGAGGGGTAGCCATCTTCTCCTGGACTGAATCCTTCAGCTTGCTTGTCTACTTCATGACGCGCAAACCATGCGCTCATCTTGATTACTGTTTCATCGCTCAACTCATTGCCGCTCAAGATTTGAGTTGCGCGGCGAGCTGCGACTTCAGTGCCGCCTTTCCTGCCGTCTGATTTCCAGTCTTTGTAACGCTGCGCTTCTTCACGCATTCCATCGTTTGGCTTAAATGGCATCACTCAATTACCTCTGGGGGCTGCTCGATAATGTCTCGATCAAGCTCAACGTTAAGATCACGGGCTGCTTGCTGTTCCATAGCAATTTCACTCAAGTTGTCGTAGAAGTCTCCTCCTAACCTTGAAACGATTTGAGCCTTCGTATAATAGCCCGCATTTTCCATCTCACGGTAAGCTTTAGCCTCTTTGAGAGGGTCAACCCAATCCCATCCACGCGCCATCCATCTGGGTGTGTCGTATCGCTCTGGCCTTTCCTCGTAATCGGTGAACGGTAACTCTCCAGCAAGCACAGCCAAGCCAAGCCACTCACGGAACACTCTCATGTGAAAATTTTCAATCAAATACCCCTGGACGACTTTCCAGTGCTCTCTGTCTTCCAAGAGGCTTAAACGGCTGCTGCTGTAATTAGTGTCTGAAAAATCACGACTCAATGTCTCATAACTACAGCCAAAACCTGAAGCAAAACGACGTACTTTGTTTTTAACAAACATCTCGAATTGCTGGTCAGGTGAGCCGATGTCTGGAACTTCAACATTCTGACCAGGCTCTAAATACTTCCACATACCAGGCTCAAACTCACTAATCCGGCGGCTGTCTTCAACATCATCCCCGTCAAGCTCGCCTTCTGGGCTAGTGATAAAGCCCATGACACTTGCGCCAGCGCGAGCACGAACGACAGCGGCTTGTTCATATCCTGCCAGCTGATGCGCGTCAACCATCACAGGATGGAACCAAGGCACACCCCGATTCT